CAGCCGCTTTGAGCGGCTTTAATTCTCCGCCGAACACATAATAGCATTCAGATAATCCGTGAATTATCATATCCTGTCTCACCTTCCGAAATTATTCGCCGCTATCATCTACATTAGGCTCGTGCATATCTGTGTACCATGCCGCATATGCTGCCTTTGCGGTCACATCGGTAACATCGCCCGAAATATGTCCGACGGTGAAATGATCGTTTTCACGGGGCATTGCGGTGATAGTCATGGCATCAGTGCTGGGAGTGATGGAGCTTTCCACCGTCTGGCCCTTGATAGAGGGACGGGAAATCGTATTTCTGTATGTGATGAATCTGGTCTTTGTCACATCGCCATTGACCTCAAACATCATTACAAATTCCTTTGTTACAGCATCTGCACTTTCGAGCTGTACACCGTTTTTATCAACGATCTCGCCGAGAGCCTTCTGGCGGAACCAGTCGGGTATCGTTGCGATCTCAAGGCCGCCCGAATAGCCTGTGTTTGCGTTCTTAACGAAATACGCAATGTCATCTGCGTAAAATTCCGACTTGTCGCCCTGAGGGTCCAGACTGATATTTACCGCACCGGGAATAGGCATGATGTTCGCCTTGTTGGTTTCACCAGCCTTCTTCTCGAATGTGTATGTTTTTGATTCGGGGTCGTACTTGTCAATAAACAGTACGTGTACATTGGAAAGGCCAAACTTTACCTTATTCATTATCCGTTACCTCCTCCGGAATTTCAAACGTATAGGTTTTTACAACAATATTTTCGTCCCTGTTGTATCCCATGATGTATGTATAGGGAATATTGTTGTCATCAAAAATTTTATCAACAGCATATTCAATATCTTCCTGCCGATCGTCATCGTACATAGCCAGATACATCTGACATGTAGCTACAGGAAAATAAACGCCGTTGTCTGCATATAAATTGTTTCCGCTGCCTATTTTGGCAACGCAGGCGTGCGGAAAGGACACATCTTCCGGGTCAGGCACGACCCATTTATAGCATGGGATACCCGCCTCGGAAACTAATTTTTTAACATCTGATAATCTCATAGCTATCCCTCAAAAGCGTCCGCAATGCGGTCAATGTAAATTTCGTTGTATTCACGCACGACCTTTTCGATATGCGGCTTGCCTGGTACCCAGTGCTGGTCTTTGCCTGCATTGTGACCGTCCTCCAGCAGATGTGTCAGCATATATCTGCTTTTGTTATACACTGTGAAATCGGTGTATGTGGTTTTCAGCGTGTCAAGACCTTTCACATATTCAATGTGCTGTTCGCCGTAAATTGTCCAGCCTTTTGCATATGTTCCCGTTTTCTTGGGCGCAGCCTCTTCAATGGCTTTCGCCATCTCTTTTGCCGTCTTTCTGGTGATCTTGTCCAGCGCCTTTATCTGGTCAGCATAGTGCAGCCCGAACCTTGCAGCAACCGCCTTTGAAAAATCAGCCATGCTCTCATATTTGTAGTTGAATGGATCACGTTTTGACATTCTGCTCACCAGCCTTTGGGGTCAGATATAATTCTGTGATACCGTCCTTGTCGTATGTTCTGTAAACGGAATATACAACGCCGCTGTATTCACACAGCTTTTCGCCCCTGTACTCAAACGACCGCAGCCGCATACACAGCTTGGGCTTTATGCCAATGGCTCTGTCAGCGTCAGCGTGGAAAAATTCCTGCTGCGTGATGCTTGCCTTGTCCGCAAGCACCTTTCGTGACGGTGCTTCTCTTCCCGCACGGAGCAGTATCGGAATGATGAAATTATACCTTGTCATTATCATCACCCCTCAGCTGCAGCTGACTTGCCATAGCCTTAAAGCCCTCGGAAAATTCCGTGCCGTTCTGGTTCAGAAGGTCATTCACTCCCAGCGCTATGCACTGTATTTCATACTCCGAGGCATTATCCAGCGTAACAGCTCCGCCGCCGTTGTTTATGTAACGCATAACGGCGAGAGCCTTTATCCGCAGCTGATTGTTGGTATCAGCGTCATCGGTAAGTATTCCCATTGCGGCTTTTACCTTCTCGGTCAGTTCCTCTGCCGTCATACATTACACCTCATTTCTCAGGCAGTATAGCTAAGGCTGATAAGCGCAAACGCTTTTTCGGCAAGAGGAGCGCCGTCAACTATCGCATATGCCGCATAGTCGGTGGTTCTCTGCTTCACGTGATCCTCAGTGTTTAAGGTAACGCCCTTGTTGATGTTGACAGCATAGCCGTCCTTTGCATTGCCCACGAGTATCTTGTCGTCAGGTACGGCGGAATCAAGCTTTACGGCCTTGCCGAGAATGTGGCCGACTACACTGTTGGCTACATCGGAAGACACTGTGAAAATAGGTCTGCCTACAGTATCGCAAAGAGATGCAATTCTGCCCCAGAGGGTCTTGGAATTGATGTAATACGCCGCACCTGCCTCGTACTTTGCGTCAATGGCAGCGTTGGCAGCAGCGAAAGCAGCGATCATCTGCTGGGCGGTGGGATTTGCAACGGCGATGTTCTGCGCTGAATATGTACTCTTGGCAAGCTGTGTGAGAATGCCGAGAGGCTCAGGCTTCCAGGGAGAGCTTTCTGTGGAGGCGGCAACACCTCTGCCCCTCAGTATGCCGTATCCGAGACCCGCTCCCATCTTTTCGGAAAGTTTTGCTCTGATGTAGGGCAGAAATTCCGAGATGCTCATTTCCTTGAGCTTCCAGGAAACTGTGACAGAACGGGCAAGCTCACAGCCGTTAAGGGTGATAGTTGCAAAGGTCTCCGAACCGTCTGCGGTGGAAGTGCTTTCGTCGTACCATGCTGCATCGGAAGATGCGGTATCCTTGGCAAATGTAACAGCGCCCTTGACATAAGTCTTGAAAGCGTCCGCATAGAAGGGATATGCCTCCGATACATCATCAAGAATGCCCTTCATCAGTGTGCTGGGGATAACTGCGCTTGTGGTAGTGGTGGTAAATGCTGCGTTGTACGCCTTCATAACAGCCATGTCCTCGACGGACATAGTTTCGGGCTTGATGGCCCATTTTGCCCAGGCATTTTCATATCTTCTTTCGGCTGCGTCGTTCTCCGTGCCGTCGTCAGTGCCCATAAGACCCAGGTCAATACTGCCTTCGGCTGATGTTCCCACAGGAATGGTGCTCTCACCGCAGATATCAACAGCAGGCGCAGCATTGGAAAGGGCATCAGCATTCTTCTTGGCAACGAGCAGAGCATTGATCTTATCGTCGAGTGCCTTGATCTCGTCCATTTTTGCGTTGGCACCATCAATGTCACCGTCCTCGATCATCTGATTGGCAGCAGCCATCAGTTCAGCTCTCTGTGCCTTAAGCTTTTCAAACATTTTGCATTTCTCCTCTCATCATTAAAAATCTTGCTTTGGCTTTCGCCGCCGCAGCTTTATCATTCTTCAGCTTATTGTCGGTCGGTGTACCTTCCGACCTTTTCCCCGAAGTATTGATTTTTGCGATGTAGCCGTCACACAGCCCCAGATCAACAGCCTTTTCAGCCGTCAGCCATGTGGTATCGTTCATCAGCTCGACAGCTTTTTCCTTGCTCATGCCTGTTTTAGTGACATACGCACTTGCAATGGATTCGTCAATGCTTTTGAGCATGTCGGCCATCTTTTCCAGATATTTGTGGTCTCCTGCGCCTACATAGCAGCTGGAACAGTGTACCATGACCATTCCTACGGGAGATATACGGCAGTCAGCCGCACACATGATAACGCTTGCCGCACTTGCCGCAAGCCCCGTAACGTTTATGCGGACATTGCCCTTGTAGCCGAGAATGGCAGTGTATATCTCAAATCCTGCGAATACATCACCGCCGCCCGAATTGATGTTTATTTCAACATCGTCACCGTCAGCCTCAGCCTCGGCAAGCTGTGACTTTACCTTCTTGGGATATGTCGCAGCAATGCCGTATCTGTCGTACATAGTGCCATAATCATCATCAACGATGCTGCCGTTTATCTCAATCGTTCTCATCACTCTCACCGCCTTCCGTTATAACGCCTGTATCCTTACGCAGCAGCAGTTTGTTTCCTCCCGGTACAGCTGCCATGCCGAAAGCAGCACGCCATTCATTCGTGGTCATAGCTCCACGGTCAACCATTTCACGCAGATTCAGCTTTGTTTCAATGCTTGCCGCCGCCAGATTATAGCTTTCAAACACGATCTCGTTGCCGCAGCCACGCTCTCTCCGTGAAAATATCCTGTTGGTGTATGCTGCCGCAAATTTCAGCAGCACAGGCTCGACATTGGATTCGTAATATGCGTTCCACTGGTCTTCCGTCCAGTCGGAATTGACTATAGCCGAATTTGTGTTGAAAATGCTGTAAATTCTGTCCGTGATCAATTTCACCGAGGAAGAGGGCGGAACATATTCTTTCTGTGATATCTGCTCAGCCTTTGCCTTGCTGTCCACAGCCGCAACGCCCATAGTCTCCGAGCTTTCAAGGAACTGCGCCGCAAAATTTCTCGCCTGGCGTTTAAGATCCTCGTCTCTCAGCGCTGCATTGTAGGTCAGCAGCCAGCGAATGATGCCCGAATTTTTGATGGCGGTAATTATGCCGCTGTCGATAACCGAAACGCATTCCATAAGTGGAAGCAGGGCCTCATATTTTGGCGTGCCGAAAATATCATCGGTGTAGAAATCGTCCCGCAGGTGAATGATATCACTGTACGGAAATACAACATTTTTGCCGTTATTGAGCATAAATTCCAGATACAGGTTCCGCTCCCTGTCATATCTTTTTACGACGCTGTATGCCGTAATGGGATATATCTGCTCGGGGTATCCGAGGCTGTCACGGATTATCAGCGCAAATGCGTTTGAGTTCAGTGCAAGCTGCGATGCAAGGCGTTCCTGCAGCTCCTGACCTGTCATATACGGATTGGGCTCCGACAACAGGAATCGGATATACGCATCAGGATTGACCTTGATGTCCTCATCGCCGTCATCGTTTATGCAGTGGCGTATATGCTTGCCTACCGCCTTGCCGACAGCAGATGCCAGCGGACGTACAGCCGACCGCACAACATCGGAATGATACAGCTTTCCGTCAAACGCAAAATATCCCGTGTCCCCCTCGTCGGTCATAAGCTTCATCACAGTTGCCGATGAACCGCTTCTGCCGAAAAATCGGGCAATTCTGTCCCTTACAGTAGCAAAAAAGCTCATTACTGCTTCACCGCCTTTTTACGCTGCTTGTCGGGAGTGGCAGTGCTTTTGCCTGCACGTTTTCCCTCAGTATCACGTTCGGCACATTCGTTTCTCCTGCGCACATCACAGGCGGCAGAGTTGAAGTCACACCACCATGCGTTATAGTGACGGCATTTTTCAGCATATTTGCAAGCCGTGATGTTCACCTCATTTCTCAAATTACTTTGCTTCAATTATAATTTTACAATAAAAATGCCCCTCAGATTTTGCAGTTAAAAAGCGCACCCTGCCTCACAGAAAGACAAGGTGCGCTTAAAAGCTGTATTCTTAACCACTCGATTTCGAGGGGTTTATCCGGGCCGATTTCGACCCCTTTGCCTGTTTTTAAATCACACTCAGATAATCGTTAAGGTTATCCTGCAAAACAGTGTATGCGTCCAACAGTGCCGCAAGGCCGTCTATACGCTGGGTCGGCTTTCGGCTCTTGATGGGCTGGATATTGCCGTTCCTGTCCTCATCAACGCAGGTGTTTGCCATGCACCATTTCAGCACGCCGTTGTTGTTGTATATTATCTTGTGTGCCTGCAGGTCCTTTGCGAGCATCTTCATAGGATTGGACAGAGTTTTCTTGCCCTGTATCACGGGGCGCATGGTGCTGTCGCCAAAGCTTCTTTTCATTTCATTCACCCACAGCTCAGCACTCCACGAATCATATCCCACAAGGTTCAGATAAATGTCATATTTGCTCTGGACTTCGAGAAACCATTCTCTGACGACGTCGGGATTTATTCTGTTGCCGGGGCAGGTCCTGACCCAGCCCTTATCTATCCAGATGTCATATCTTACCTTGTCCTCGTTTATATGCCTCTCAACCAGGTCGGCAGGTATCCAGAACATCGGTATAACATATATGTCCGAACAGTCAGGCAGCATGAATATCACACATGCCGCCGTCAGGTCATCGGTGCTTGAAAGGTCTGCACCGCCAACTCCGTAGCGTGGCCTGAGCTCTGCCACGTCAAAAGCTGTTTCGTTGTTGATATCATCAAAGGACAGCCACGATCCACCCGACGTCTCCCTGATATTAAATTCCTTGCACAAAAGATTGCGCTGTAAATCGGGCGATTGCTGCGCCTTTCTGACCTTATCCCTAAGCTGCCTGATATTTTTTATCGTTCCCAGGCCCGGATTGGCTTTTGGCCAGCAGCGTTCATCTTCCCACTCCTCACGGGCATCAAGCTCGTAGATAAACGGAAGGAAATGGTCATCAACAATGCCTGCGTCGGGATCGTCATAGCCGATTATCACCTTTGCGGCATATTCATACTTGTTGTCGTAGATGTCTTCACGGACAACGCCCGCCGTTGTGGTTATCAGCGTCATGGGCTGTTCTCGTGCCGTTGTGCCGTCTGCGATTATGTCATACAGCGCCATGCCGTCTCGCCACTGGTGGACCTCGTCCATCAGCGCACCATGAACATTCAGACCGTCAAGGGTGTCGGTGTCAGATGCCAGCGGCTTGAACACGCTCTCGTTGGCAGCGCAGTCCATTTCTCCCACAAGGGGCTTTATCAGTTTGCGAAGCTCTGGCGACTTGTTTACCATTCGCTTAGCCTCTCCCCAGATGATCTTAGCCTGGTCCTTTTTGGTAGCCACAGCATAGACCTCTGCGCCCGGCTCGCCGTCTCCGACCTGCAAGTACAGCCCTACGATGGAGCTTATCAGCGACTTGCCGTTTTTTTTAGCCACTATCAGGACAACTTCACGATACCTTCGCCGCCCCTCATCATCAATAAATCCGAACATGGCTGCAAGCATAGCCTTTTCCCACAGCTCCAGTACGACCAGCTGTCCGCCGAGCTTGCCTTTTGAGTGCCTGCAATAGTTTTCCGCAAACTCAAGTATATGATTAGCCCGTGAAGGGGAATAATGATACACGGTACCGTCGCCCCCTGTGCTCCCTGAGAGGTCTTTGGCTAACTTTTGGTAAATCCGCTGTATCTTTTTGGAAACAATAACTTTTCCGTCCCTTATCCGGCTATAATACTCCATAATGGGGCTGTAATCCTTAGGATACTTGACCAATCTGATAGCTCCTTTCTGTAGATTTTAGGTAGGGGGGTCTCAAAACTCCCCTGTGTGTTCTTTCTATCTCTGCAATCGGTCCCGAGGGGGCTTGTCCGTTTCTGCGGCAAGGGGGGGCACGGGCTGCCCATCCTCGCCGATCATGTACCTCAGACCCGCATCACCAAAGTGCTCTTTGTTGTGGCACTCCTGGCAAAGGTATTCCAGGTTGGTATGTGATAACGTGACCATCGGGTCTGTGATGTTTTCGGGTGTTATGTGCTGCCTGTGATGTACTATGTGGCCATATCTTTTTCGGCAGCGCTGACATAATCCGCCGTCAATAGCACGCCGCTCAGCAATAAACGACTTCTTGCATTGCAGCCATTTGTCGGACCTGTAAAATGACTTTGCGTATTCCTTAGCCATTGCCTTTTCTTCCTTTCCTGTAAATTGGCGGTTGAAATCCATAATGCTGATATGACCGATACAGCGTTGATACATCGACGTTAAATGACATAGCTACAGATACGATTGACTTGCCGCTCTTCTGTGCGTGCCACGCCTGTTCTGTCTGCTCACGGCTCAAACAGCCTTTGTACTCTGCCATCGGATCACTCCTTTTATTGTTTGTGTCTCCTGCGTTGTCATTGCTCTCCTCCTCTGCCCACTTGTCCGCTTCCTTGTACAGCTCTTCGATATCCACACCGAACTCGTCCTTGAGTTTAAATTTGAACAGCCACTCATCGTCTTCTTTTGGCAATTCATAGCGATTGCGAAAATCAACGTGCAGGTCGTGCGTGAACCGCCAGAACTCTATCAGTCTTTTGCGTGACGGGTGAAAAAATCTCGCAATGCTGAGAAGATACAGCGAATCGACTTCCTCGGAAAATCTGTCGTAATATGCCAGCATCTCCGACTTGATTTCCCGCTTCAGGACTTTCTTGGCGTGGCTGGTCAGTGCTGGTGTGACTGGTAATCTGGATTTCATGGGTTATCACCTCCGTCCATTTTCGCCCCGCAGTTTCCGCAATAGCTCAGAAATTCGCCTAATAGCATTCCGCACTCTGAACAGTACGGGTCTTTGGATAAATATCTTTCGTCAACTATGGCAATATGCTTACAGGGCATTTGCTGCTCGATGTAAACGGATTTAATTTCCTGCAGGCATTTTCTCCTCCTGATACCGCCTTTGTGATATTCTTTCCACACGATATGCCCGTGTTTCACAGGCACAACACTCACGCCATTTTGTAACAGAAAATCTGCTACAATTTCTGCTTTATATTCGCCTTGTGGTGTGCAATTAAAAATACCCTTATTCGAGGCTTCAAGCTCACCGCGCAAAAGCAAATTAACAAGTTTCTCTTTTTCTGTCATTGTCAGCCCTCCTCACTCTGCAAAACGCCCACACGGGGCAACAACCTTTCGGGCAATTTTTGCCTATATCCAGCCACCAAGTGTTACGAGGTTTGGCACAGGGGTCATCAGGGTCAGTCCCAAATCCAAAGCGGACGTATCCGTCAAACACGGTTACTTTTTCCTCGCCCAATTCACGCTTGGCTATTTCAATGGCTTCCTGCTCGGTGTAACGCTCCTTGCTCACAGCAACGGGGTAGTCACCAGTGAATCCGTCAAAATCAAATTTACTCATCATCACGCCTCCTGTAAATATTTGCACCATCTCTGCTTGTCGCATGTTGGTGCTGTTGTATTCCTCGGGCGGGATTTGCAGTTCCAGTTATGACCCCTAACATCTGCATCTTTGTGCCAGCCTGCCGCACGCAGCGACACACCGCTTTCGGTATTCAAAATATATGTTATTATTTTTTTATACCCCATTTCCTTTGCTATCCGTGCAGCCCTGGCATATAAAAAACTACAAACGTTTGGCGTACCGTCTGAGCACAATCGTACAACCTCGACAGTTTCTCCGTCGTCCAGATTTCGTGATACCGGGCGTGCGACCTGCACTACGCCAACTAATTGCCCATCAACTGCACAGCCTATACGGAATTTGTCTCTGTGGACATGCTCGTGATGCCTATGCAGATTGTCAACAAATTCGTTTGCTGTCCGTAATTCAACGGGTACCGCTTTCATCATCTCATGTTATCCTCCTCAAACGCCTATGATCTGCGACGCAGTCATACACGCCAGCTTGTCACCCGGTATGTCCTGCCTGCTCTCCAGCCATACCCTGCACGACCTGAGCATGCTCGGTCTTGTTTCACTCATCGCTCTTGCCTCCGTTCCATTTCCTTTTTTTCATAATTTCCAGACTATCGCCACAAATGATATTTCTTTCAAGTATCAGCTCCGCAAGCATCAAATACCCAACAGTGGCTTTGGGAAAAGCTTTTATAAACATATCAAACAGCCGTTGCCTGCTCTCTTCCACATTATCAGGCAAAATGTCAATGCCGTAAATGTTGCTGAGAGCCACAAGCCCCTCAGGTTCGCATTTGCATCTTGTGAGCTTTCGCTCAAAGATTTCTGCAAGAAAATTTCCGCTCCCGCAGGCAGGCTCCAGAAAGCAACACTCAATATTATCCCATAGTTCCTCGGGAATAAGGTCGCACATATCCTTAACGATATGAGCAGGTGTATATACTTCTGCGAATTTTTGCACCCTGTCTTTGGATTTTATCAACTGTTCAGCCATCGTAATCTTCTCCGACCGGGCTTCTAAAATAGCCTGTCCAGAATTCAATATTAGTTTTTCCGAACCTCATTGCTCCCCCATCAATAGCTGTGATGAATGCGGCTCTTTCGTGCTGATTGAGCCACTCTGCCAGCTCTCTGTCAGACATCTGTCTGATTTCATCACCTTTTGTGAGTTTCTTCGTAATTCTCCTTGCCATAAAACATATCCTCCTCAAACGCCTATGATCTGCGACGCAGTCATATCAGCCACGTGCGTATATAGCACATTGGGATATTTCTTTACAGCCGCACTGTAATACTTCCAGTTCTCACGTTCGTCAAATGCACCCATGTGCCACCTGATGCACATGATTTCTTCGGGCGTCAGTGTGCCTAAAATATGCTGTGCGATAATTACGGACTTTTCTCCATGTCCTGGTAAAAGCATATCAGTGTTGTACACCCACTTGCCCTCGGTTTCACACACCACGCTTCCGTCAGCCGCCTTTTCCCGAACAATTTCACGACTGTAGTCGTCAGTCTTGCATATGTCATGAAACATTCCGACAATGTAAATGCTGTCACGTCTCCCCCACCTCAGACCGAGCTTTTCCGTAAGGTTCAGCAACTCCAGCGTTACCGCCTTGGAATGTTCATACAAACCGCCCGTAACGTTTCCGTGATATCTGATTGATGCAGGCGCAGAAAAATATCCCAGCTCCTCGAGACGTCCCGCTATTACATCAGCGTCCCATATATGACCTCCGACAAATTCAACGAAATCCTCTATTCTGTTCATTTCTTCTTGTCCTTTCTTTCCGAATCGCCTGACGATATAACGCAGGCAACGGCTCCGACCAGCACCATTCCCATGGGGAACCCGATAAGTAGCCCCGCCACGAACATCATCATACGCCATTACCTCCCTGTCTGCCTCTGCCCGTCCTGCTGCGGGAACTGCGGAATGTCTCAGGCTCATTGTCATTGACAGATACCGCTCCCACCGTATCCTCAAAGCCTGCATATCTCACACAGTCAAAATTGATAAGCAGCTTGTCGCCTGTGCCCATCTCCATGACAAGCACATTCCCGGAAGCGTCAACGCCCATCATAGCACAGCCCTTGACCTCCGCACTGTCACCGTCACGGAACCTGATTATCGCCGTATGTGTATTTTCCATATGTGCCTCCCAATAGCATTATTGCCTTTTCTTCCTGTTTCTTCTCTCGATGCACCTTGCTACGTGCTCCGAGTAACCCTGAAGCGCAAGCCTCTCTTTCAGGTGCGCATTGCGCTTCTCCGCATTGCTTTTCAGATATTCTCTGTATTCTTCACATCGAGCGTGGCAGGACTGAGACCGCCTGCCGCACCCGAAGCAGCAGCATGCGCCGCTCCCTTTGTTACCGACTGCCATATTTCCCTCCATCACAGCTCTTCGTCCTCGTCAACGGGTACGTCGAGCTTGTAGTCCTTGATAAATTTGCTCATCTGCTTGTTCATGTTCTGCAATATCTGCACCGACGGATTGACTCTCTCGCACGGCATACCGTTCCGCTGGTCAACTATCGTCAGCACAACACCCCTCTTTGAGATATCAGCCCTTGCCTTTTCCCTTACCCGCCACATATCCATGTATCCATCTACCAGATCAATGATATATGCCATTGGCTTATTGCCCGCCGCCTGCATCTGCTCAATCAAAGATGTCCTGATGTCAGCCGCCTTTTGTCTCGCTCCTCGTGCCATTGATTTTCCTCCTTTTTCCCCTGTACTACTTTAAGGACGCGCATGTGTGGGAACTGTTTTTTCCCTCCGCTCACATATGTCTATGACACGCCCCGATATGAGAAGCCTCAAAAATTCGTCATTTTTTGAGGCCGGGGGGCATTTTTTACGCCGTACTTTACTGTGCTAAAGCGCATTTTCAGCAGCAAAAAAGCACTAAAAGCTACCATTTTTCGGGGTAATCGGCAGATATTTTGCTCTGTGCTTCTACGGCTGCGTGACAGTCATGGCACAACGGCATGAGCTGTATCTCTTGCTCCCCGGACTGACCCGCCACAAACAATGATAAGGCATACTGTGGAAACTTCTTGACCGGTCTGACATGATGCACCATTGTCGCAGGAACAAGAGTGCTTGGCGTCTTTATGTATCGGCACCGATAGCATTCGCCGTGCCAATACTTTATCGCCTTTGCTCTCGCCTTCCGCCACTCGGTTGATATGTAAAACGGATGCACATTGCCGTCCCTTATAAGGGCTTGCAGCCATGACAGGAATTTGGCTGTCACTTATGATCTTCCTCTTCCGCATCATCTTCCACATCATCATCAGAGTACCGCTGCGCAAATGGCGGCGGAAGCCCGCACGCCTTATACCCCCGATATAATGTCATAACGCTGCAATTCATGGTGCGTGCTACCGCAATACTTGACTTGCCGTTATACTGCATATCCCACGCCTCCTGTATCTGCTCAGGCGACAGGCATAGCGTCCACTTGCTCATTTCACTCTCTCCTCTCCACTCGGTTAAGCCTGTATATCTGATATGGAAATCCCCATATATCCTCACCGTTATACAGCTCCGCCAATGTATAGCCTTTCGGGGGCTTGGGGTTGCGCCTCCAACATGCGGCCTCTATCCACTCGACCTGCGGTTCGGGACGGACAAGGTTCTTGGACGGCGTGTATCGTCTGCCGCACTTTTGGTGATAGCAGTCGTCTATATCCTCAAAACCATAATCCGAATGCTCCGCCTTGCCCTCTGTCCCGGTGAGAAGATATTTTGCCAGCGGCATATAGTCATTGTTGCCATACAGCGGGCGCCCCGGCTTAACAAATCCTGCCGACCACGCATCGCAAAGCACATCATACGGTATCCACTTTGGCAGTATCACGTGATGATGTATTGCCCCCCTCGGACTGATATGTGTTACCCATATGTACCGTAATGTACGGTTACAACCTGATGCCCAGCGCTTGAGCTTACGGAAAAACTTAGCTACAAGTTTTTTACTTGTGCTAATGTCTGGCCGAAGCCCACGCTGATATGTGAGCGTTATATGCCAATCCCCTTTGGCAAAATTTGCACAGATAAGCAGGAAGAGATTAAAAATGCTTTTCTGAAGATTATGCCTTTTGACCTTATCTGCTGTTTCCTTGTTCTTTGCTGCTCTGACTCTGTGATTGCCAAACATTCCACCGCACTTCGACTTAGTAATATACTTATCGCTTCCGATGATCCATGTCTTTTTCAAATATTTCACGCACGAACCTCCTTGGCGAAAAGATAATACTTTAATCGAGGGCGGCAAAATCCCACATACATATTTTTTGAATGTGGGATACCGCTACAGAATATACTATATATAATGGTAAGGTGTCAGCTTTCTTTTTTAAGTCTCAAAAAGGGACATTTGGTTACTATCAGTACCCGTCCACCAATCGTAAACGTCCTGACCAGATTCCCAAGTATATTGAACATGATTTTTATTCTTCATCAGCATTCTATCAAACGCATGAATATATAATTTTTTAAATTTGGGATATTTTTCAAAATCCCGTATCATGTTTTTTTGACCCGAAAGTGGGCAACCAATGCAGCCAATACGGTTTTCACCACATTGATAAAGTGGATTGCTTTTACAGCCGTAATGATGTAAGAATGTCCAAACATCCGCATCAGACCAATCGACTATAGGATTAACCATAGTTGATGTTGTACGATAACAGTGTTCGACCAGGCGACGGTTCGGACTATTATCCATGTTCATTATTATTCCGCCTTTGGGCGTAAGGCTTATATCAGCTTGTAATGTTTTGGCCTGTTTCTGTACGGCGATAGGTTTCCCAATAATTTTGACTACCCCACTATTTTTCGCACGGGCAGTACTTTCGGCAGATCTCACGCCGGTGACTTTTAGGCGATTTTTACCACCAATTTCTTTTAGCTCGCTACAGCAATATCGTATTAAACGTGTTGGCGGCATCTTTTTTTCTTCTATCAGTGACCACATTGATACTCTGTTACCATTTTTGTCGTGTGGAATATCAATGGATACACCAGGTATAGATTTTATGTAATAGACGGTCTCAGGCGCATCAACAGATGTTAGATTATGATGCAGCTCATATTTTACGCCCGACAGTTCGGCTAAAATACGGATTGTATCGCTGTCCTTACCGCCACTGTAACAAACGAAATATGGTTCTTCCTGCTCAAAAGCTCTCAGTCGCTCAATGGCTATGCGCTCTTTTTTATTTAAATCATTCACAGTAATCCTCCTTACCCCCACTGTTCTGCCATAGCCTGTGCAATGCCCGGAAAGGTTTTGCTTCTGAACTTTGCCCTCTCACTGGGGGGCATTCCGATGCTCTCCATGTGCCATGCAGGGTCGGTCTTTCCGTTGGCAAACCTATAGACATTTGGCTTAACAATATTGGTTGGTGTAAGCAGCGTTAATCCTTTAAGCCATAAGCACGTAGCCTTACGTTCGGGATCGCCAAACTCATATGGCTGTATGATTTGGTCAGGCTTCCGCCATGCGGTACTTATATACCCAATCGGATTTTCAATCGCCACACGAGAACAATGGCAATCAGCAAACTTCATTAAGAAATCTGCTGCATCTTTGCGTTTACGTATCCTTTCCCTTGCCTTGTCACCATATTTTTCGACATTAAACCATCTATTGCCCGTACACGTCAGATATGTACACGGCGGATGCGCTATAATCAAATCCCATGTACCCTCTATACGATGTGCTGTGCCGTCCATCGTAACAAAATCAACATTGCCGTTAATGATCGGCAGCACATCACCCTTGATATGCCATTCGGGGTGTCCGCCCGAGCAGTCCTGTATATCCGCAGAATACGCTTCGTGCCCTTTGGCACGAAACTCTCTACACACCGCCTGACTTTCTTCGCAGGCTATTAAAACTTTCACTTGACAAATCCTCCTAAATGCTTTATAATAAGGCTGTCTTATTTATCTTTTTGCCGTGTCCTGTTTCAGCAGGCACGGCTTTTTCTTCATATAGTTTTTCTATTGTCCTTGTGATATTGATCCGATAGTTGAT